CCAGCGCCTGCAGGGCTGCACTTCCGGCACGCACATGCCGGTTGGGATGTCGTACAATTGCACTCATTGGTCAATGCCTCCGTGTAGGCGTTGTTCAATCTGCGCCCGGCATGCCAGTGCCGGGCGCGCTCGTTTTGACGATGCAAACAGGCTCGATGCCGGCCGCGCAGGCTTGCGCAATGCAGCGATCGCGCGGCGTCATCAGTTCAGGCGGCGGCACTTCGCACGGATGCGGCGGTGCCGGCATTGCCAGGGACACGCGCACGATCACGTGCGCATCGGGAATCGCCCCCGGCGACAGATTCACCAGAGCGATCGACAGCAGACCCGGACGATTCGCGACCAGCCATCCGGCCAGGCGATCGCTGCCGGTCTCCACCTGCGCCGCAATGGGCTGTCCAAAGTAGAGCCCGGTCAGGCAAGTGGCCGTGACAATGCGTTGCTTGATAGGCCCGGTGAACGCGCACGTGCCATCCGCGCCGAGGCGCTCGATGCGCGCCCCGTCCGGCTCGGCACCATGTGCTCCCGGTGAACCGACGATCGCGGCGAGCAACAGCGCGATGGTCAGCGCGACCGCGATGGAAAGCGGGACCATAACCACCATCAGCCCGAACATCACGCGCTCGCGCGTGCGCGAAGCGTAGGCCGCCGCATCGGCCCAGGGCGACAATGTCTTGCGACGTTCAAGGTTCATGGTCAAGCCCTCCGCAACGGGGTGACGGTCGCGCCGCTGGCGGCGTATTGCTTGATGCACGAGGCGATCGTGGTGACGAGGGATTGCAAGCCCTGCAGTTCGGCCAGGGCGGCGGGCGCCAGATTCGCATCGGCCGCGGTAATGGCGCCGTCCTCGAGCATCGGCGCCAGCGCTTTGATTGATTCGCCACAGCGATGCAACAGCGCGCCTACGCTGCCCGCCTGGCCTTCCGCCGCAGCGGTCGGCATGGGCGCGGCCAACAGCCCGTAACGCGCGGACAGTTCGCGCAGGCACGCATCGCGATGCGGCGCCGGCAGTGACAGCACAAGCGATTCCTCGATTTCCACGGGCATGCGGACGGCCGTACCCTCGACCATTCGGCGCACCAGTTGCGCGTTCGCGCGCATCGCCGGGTACGGATCGGTCTGCGGCACCGGGTGGAACTTGATCGTGCGCAGCGTGTCCGTCGTGGTCGCGTGGTAGTGATCAAGCACGCTTTGCGCGAATGCTTCGTAGCTCAATCGCGTATGGCGCATGGCGACCGCGATGTGCTCGGCGATGATGGCGTCCCGTGGCTTGTTCATGCTGCACCAGCCGGGCGATACACCAGCGTCAATTGCTTGCGCTCCCGCACTAGCGATCGCGTGCCCGTGGGCGTGTCGAAAATCACCATGTAACTTTCGCCGCGGCGGCCGGCGACGGTGCCGCGGTTGCCGGCGGCATCGCGCACCTCGTCCATCGCCAGCAGTTCGCCGCCATCGTCGATGCGCGCTGCGGCCTCATCGACGGCATCGCCGAGGGCATCGGGCGCCAGGCCCATGCGGCGCGCCTTGCTGATGATGCGCGCGTCGATCTCGTCGCCCACTTCGCGCGCCGTTTCGCAGCGCGCGGCGAAGCGGCGCAGGGAGTTCAGTTCAACGAGTGTTGCCGCGTCCGCGTGGATCGCCGACGCGAACAACCCGCGCTCAGTGAACCCGGTCATTTCGCACATATGAAGCCTCCGTGTCAGGCGTTTTGGGGTGCGGGATGGCATCGTGCGAACCCATTGCCAGATGGGTAAGGTCGCGATGGGTTTTGCAGATTCGGGAAATCGTGTTGGGCGACCAGCCGCGTGCGCCGCTCGGGGACGGCACGCCTTCGGCGCGCATGTGCGCGGCGACCTCGCGCAGGGTGTGGCCAAGTTCCTCGCGCAGTTGCACGATGCTTTCGCGGATAGGCCACGTGAGCGGATCACGCACCAGGTCATCGCCGACGCGCTTGCAGCCATACGGCACGCCGCCATAGACCCGGCCGCGTTCGCGCAACGCGGTGTTGCACTCGCTAGCGCGCTGCGCGGCCAGGTCGCGCTCGTACTGCGCAGCGGCCAACTGGATGGTGAGCGCCAGGCGTCCGGCCGGCGTGCCGGTGTCGATCAGTTCGGACACGCTGTGCACCGCGGCGGCGTGGCGATCGGCTACGTCCTCGAAAAAGCGCAGGCCATCGAGTGCATTGCGGAACAGGCGATCGAGTCGCACGACGACCACGCCACTGCCCTGCCCTGCGCGGATCGCTGCGACCAGGGCCGCCCCGCCGGACCGCTTGTGCAAAGGGATGCTCGCGCTCACGCCTTCGTCAACGATCGTGTCGACGAGGCGGTGGCCGTGCAGTGCGCAATACGCCTGCATCCGCTCGCGCTGCTGGCCGAGGCTATGCCCGGTCTCGGCCTGATCGTCCGTGCTCACCCTGCAGTAGCCGATCAGGTCCATTCAAGCGGCCCTCGGGTAGTTGTAGATCGTTTCGAGGGTGACGCGCGGGAAAAGGGTCCGGATGCGGACGGCCTGCCCCGGCAGCGGGTAGCGGCGCCCCAGCTCCCAAGCCGAAACCGCGGCTTTGGTGACTTCGAGGCGATCGGCCACATCCTGCTGGGTCAGCTTTGCCTTCACGCGCGCTTCGCGCAGCGGGTGCACGGCGGCTGGCTTTGATGGACGGCGGGTACGGGGATGCATGACGGGGCAAGTATGGCTCACCCATTCCCAAGGTGTCAACACCCTGCGTACCGATTGAGTCAACAGGGTGGATACCCTGTGGCCTTCGCGATGGGGGTCGCAGCTATGAACACGTTTCCAGATCGATTGCGACAGTTACGCGCAGGACTCGGCCTCACGCAGGAAGCGCTTGGCATTCGAGTCGGTGTGACCAAGGCAACGGTGTCCGGATGGGAAACCGCCCGGAATTATCCCGAGTTCCAATTGCTCGCAAAGTTGCGCAAAGCGCTAAACTTGAGTTATGAAGGTATCGGCACATTGGTATGCGGCGAGACCCGCGAGGGCGCCATCGTCGCGGGCATCCATGCGGTGATGGATGAGGCGGGGGAGTACCCGACTGATGTATCACGCGCGAGGGATTCCAAGGAGCTGGCGTTGCTGATGCGTTTCCGTTCGATGGCGGCAAACCGTCGCAGCGCATTATTGGAGTTGTTGAAACCGGGAGATTGATGTGTTGAAACTGTGCTGGTTGGTTACGGCATTCGGCGCCAGCGGCGGCATGCTGATGGTGATCGACATTTTCATGCGTCGCGGTGCCAGCGCCCCGCAGGAAGCCGCCGGGGCCGCGATCGCCTGCGCCCTGTGCGTGGTTCCCTACGTGTTTACACGCGCCGTCGAAGGGCTCAAGCAATCCAAACGGGTCGAGTGGGCGCCGCCGCAGCACGAGCGCCCTATGCGCGATGATTCGCTGGTGGACCCGCTGGAACTGCTGAACCGTGGCCGCTGACTGGCGACGCCGCGCCGTCGCCGCAATGATTCTGTGCTGCGCATCGTCGGTGGCGATGGCGCAGTGGACCCACGGCATGGAGACCGACGCGACCACCGGGATGCCCTCGTGCGTGGTTCGGCATGCATCGCATGCGCCGGGCTGGCCGATTGTCGGCATGCTACCGGGCATCACGTTCGCCTGGCCCGATGGCGAGCGCGCCATGGGCACAACGGTATCCATCCGCGTAGATGACCGCCCCGAGCGCACGGGCACGGAATGGATAACTGGCAACGCCGCGCAAGACCTCGTGAGCGACCTTGAGCACGGCCGCCGGGCAGAGACTCACCATGTATCCGCTGACACAAATCAGCCCGTCGAGGCCACGGCGGATCTGCAAGGCATCGCCGAACAAATCGACAAGTGCAGGGCCATCATCAAGGCGGCAGCAACGTAGTCGCATGACACGCTGAAACCGTGAAGCAGATTCCACCGAATCCCTACCTGCGCACGACACGGGCCGCGTTGTCGGATAGCTGCAGTCAGCGCGCCCGCGAACTCGAGCGCGGTCCGCAGCGGACACCCGCCGAACGTGCCGCATTGGCCGAAGACACGCGGTATCTGCTGATTGCCGCCGCCCGCGCGCTCGACCCGCCTGGCGCAACGGTTCCAAACACGCCAGAGCAGCGCCTGCACGCCGATACCGCGCATCGCGAATCAGTCGAGGCCCTGTTCCTGGCTTTGTACGAGCGCGAGTGCGCTGCCGTCCGTCTCGCGATACTGGACCGCGCATTCCTCGCGGTGCGCGGCCGCGCGCTCCCCGAGTGGCCGCTGAATCCCACCGTGGAGCGTGCCCGCGAAAGCCTCGAAGGATTGACGGACGCGCTGAAAACTCTCGATCAGAGCCGCGGGCCACCTGAGCGCCAGCGCTGAATCACCGCACCGAACGGCGCGGGGGTGGCTTTCTTTTTATTTAAAGCCACAAGGTGTAGGGTTGTCTTGCGCGCTAAACAATCCACCGCTTATGCACAGGGTTGATCTCTGTTGATGAGACAGGCTGCGGCGTACACTGCTTGTCAAGTGACCTAGCGCAAAATATTCCGTTGACATGGATCGGGAGAGTCAATAGCTTGAATTGTGTCGGCGGAAACGCGGGCATGAAAAAGGCCGGGAAGCGGTTGCAACGCGACCCGGCCTGTAAAACCGAACTGCGAGAGTGTCGGTTTTGGTGCAGGGCTTTGGACGGCACTGCGGTCGGAAGTATGCGCACATAGTGCATCTACATTCAACCGCAGTTATACGATGCCCTTCACGTTTTAGGTGTGCTCTCGCTCATGGTAAGCGCAAGGAGCAACACAATGAACTATGAAAAGTACCGCGACACCTCAACCCAATGGCGCTGGCGTCTTCTGGCCAGTAACGGCAAGATCATTGCCAACAGCGGCGAGGGGTACCACAACGAGGCCGATTGCGATCATGCAATCACTCTCGTGAAGGGTTCCGGCAACGCGCCGGTTCGCAAAAAGTAGCACCGTGATATCGATGCGGGGCGGCTTCGGCCGCCCCGCACTCGATCACCTCGCGCAGGTGCAGCGCCACCGCGCGTGAGCGCTATTCATGGCTTCGTCTCAGGACCGCCGCGCCCGACTGCCCTTGTCAGCAACCCCGCCGCCTCGATGTTTTTCAGGCACTGCACGGCCGCGCGCTGCTGCGCCTGGCAATCGATATGGCGTCCGCGGTTCACGGCATCGGCCTTGAGCGCGGCACCGCAGTCCGCGCCATCGTCCGCGATCAGCGGCAGGCATGCGGCCAGCGCCTCACTGCTGCACTGGACGATTTTCGGCGGCGAGTTCGGCACTACGGGCCACCTGCTCGTCGCGCAGGCGGCGAGTAGCATCAGGCACAAGGCAGCGCAGCAGATCCGGGTGGGCTTCAACATCGGCGTTGACCTCTTTGACGATTTCGCGCGTGCGCGTGCGCGTCACGTGCAGCGTTGTGTTCAACTCGAGCGCGACGCCCTGGTTGGCCAGGCTGGCATCCGTGGCGCGCGTCAATTGCGTGGCGTAGCGCTCGGACGCGATGCCGCGCGCCTCCGCCTTCTCGGCCTCGTAGGCGGCGGTTACGCGCGCACTGCCGCGCCAGTCGCCGGCCAGAAATACGACGATGAGAATGGCCGCGTACATGGCCCAACGCTGCCACAATGACAGAGCAAGCCCGATCATCGCGGCTCATGCCCGAGGTCGCGGAGCTGCGTTTCGAGCGATGACACGCGGTACTTGAGCAGCGCCACGTCATCCTCGGCCTTCATGCGCCGCACGCGTTCCTCGTCGAAGGCGCGTTGCGCGGCCTGCTGTGATTCCTCGAGCGCCTTTACACGCGCGCTCAGCATGTCGATCACGTCGACGCGCGCGCCGCTTTCCGCCATGCCTTCGCGCCCCGCGAAGAACTTCTGCAGCGCGAGTGATCCGGCATAGATCGCGATCGCTGCAATCGGGCCGTACTGCAGCGCGAGATCAGTCAAGGTCATGTCCATCAGGCGGTTTCCCGGTCGCCGCCGGTCAGACCGGTGCGCAATGTCGTCCACGCCGACATCAGGAACAACGTGAGATCTCCGGCCCCGGCAAGAAACCCCGTATCGCACATCGTCGCGGTTGTGATCGTGAGCCATAGCGCGCAAGTCAGCGCATTGATGACGCGCCCCGCATGCGGCCGCGCGCGGCGATCGATGATGCGCCACCACAGCAGCGCACTGCTGACCGCGAACACCGCGATCCAGATCCCGACGTGCGTGCCGCGCATCAGGCGATACAGGTGCACATCGTCGCCGAGCGCAATCTGCGCGAGCCCAAGCAACCAGAACGTGGATGCCAGCGCGAGCGCGACGCGCACCGGCATGTTGCTGCCGTATTGAAGGGCGAGCCGCACGTTGCTGCTCATGCCGCCAGTGCTCGTTTCGCGATCGTCCAACGCCGCTCGCGATCGGCCAGGCCATTCAAGCCGCCGTTGATCCGCCGAGTCAGCGCGGTGAAATCGCCGCTGTCGGCCAGCGCGTTGCATCCATTGGCAGCCCAGAACCGCGCCGCCGAGCGTGCTGCCAACTCCGGCTGTTCGAGCAGTTCCGGCTGTGTCAGCAGCGGCAAACGGAACGCGCGCTCGAGTTGGGCGTAGTTGGTCCGCCCGGTTATCTGGATCAACCCGCGCCCGCGGAAGCGGAAACCATCGCCGGGCTGCGTGTTGCCGAGATCCTTGCGGCCCTCGTAGCGCATCTGTGCCGGCGTCGGACCCCATATCTCGCGCACGAAACGAAAACCGCCGCTTTCATGCCCGACTTGCGCGAGCCAGGCCGCAATGCGGACCGGGCCGACGATCTGGAATTCGGACTGCGCCGAACTGATCGGCGCAAACCAGCCCGAGGACATCGGCAAACCCGTCGCGGCAGCAAATTGCTGCGGGGTCATCACGGATCGCCGGGCGTGGGCTCGGGCGCTGATGCGGGCTGACAACTGTCCCCGCTACACAATCGATCGTAGGGACCGGCGGAATCCTGCCTGCCCGAATTGTAGTTGCGATCGCCGACGATGTTGCCGTCGCCATTGATCAGCGGCCCGGCCACGTCGGTTCGATCCCTGCCGGTGTAGTTGTCGCCATAGGTGTCGCCGTAGTTGCCGCCCACGGTGACGCTCGGCGTGGCATTGCTCGCAACGGACGCCATGCCGCCGACCGCCGCACTGAGCACCGAACCCATGTACGCGTATTGCGCTTCGGAGGTTTTGCGCGCGTTGTCGGATTGATGCCAGTTGACGGCAGCCGAGGCGAGCGGCGCAATCTGTCCCACCAGTGCGAGCGCAACCTGGCGCCCCAGGCTCGGCTCCGCTCGATGCATTTGCGGGGGCGCTCGATTGCCCCCACCCGCGGCGGCGAGCGCCGCGACGGATGCCACATGCTCGACACATCGCGAATCCGTGCACGCCGATGCCGCTGCGGCGATGCCCGTGATGAGCGCGTCTTGCGCGCCCTGCTGCGTTCGCACCAGATCGAGATAGGCAGCATAGTTGGCATCGGGACGCGGATCCCGTGAAGCACAGCCGGCCACCAGCGCCAGCGCCGCGACACAGGCGAACAAAGCCAAGGCTCGGATCGTAGACATGGGGATTTCACCAAGTTTGGAGCCGCCGAAATACCATGCCGCATTGTCAACTGGCGTCCGCAGCCTTTGACACGACCGAAGTCAGGCGACCTCGCGCAGCCGCGCATCCAGGCGCCGACGATTGAATCCCTCCATGCGCGTGCTCACGACATCCTCGCAATGCGTAACCGGCCATTGCATGCCGCGCTCGGCCGCCAGGCCGAAATCGAACCAGCACACGCCAGCACGGGCGCGCCGCACGATTTCTTCGATGTCTTCGGTCTCGCGCCCGGCAAACTGCAGGGCGATCTCGGCGCGATCCGCACCAGTGGCCCAGGTCTCTATCACGCCGTTCGGCAGATCGTTGCGCTGCTGCGGCTTCGTCCAATCGACCGAGCTGCCGCCATACAGCGGATCGCGCAACAGGCTGAGCGCGCCCGCGAAGGCATAACCGGATCCGATCGACCAATACGCCGCCCCATCCAACGGTGTGCCGGCGCCGAGGTTGAAACGGATATAGCGCACGGTTGCCGCGAAAGCGAGTGAGCCTTTGCGCCGGTCTTGCTTGTCCAGCGCCGTTGTCAGCGTGCCGCGATTGGTCGTCGGCGTTGCGCTGTTGTCGGCCAGGATGGTGCAGCTCGAGAAGTTGGCACCGGACAGCGCAACGCCGGTCACGCTCAGCGACGCGCCGAGGTCGAGCTGCAGCCAACTCGCGCCCGTGGTTGTGCTGCGCCACTCGCGCAGCACCGGGCGCAGCAGCGCATTCGTCGCCGCGTAGCTTGCTGCGGCACTGGACGCCGTGGCAGTGGTCGGGGTGCGCGCAGTGTGCAGCAGGATGGCGGTCATGGCTTCGGGCTCCGGGCGCGGCGGTGCAGTTTGGTGCGCGGCGTTATCACATCATCTGGCGCGTGGATCACGCGCACAGCCCGCGCGATCGTGCGCGCGCCAGCCCGCGAGCGCCGATGCACGCCCACGATCTCGCGCGCGCCGGATGGCGTGGTGCGCATTTCCACCTGCACCTCGCAGAGATTGCCCAGATCGTGGAGTGCATCGGTGCCGCTCGTGTCCGGATCAAACTCCACGACGACAGCGGCGATGCCCTGCGCGGCGAGGTTGGCCAGGTTCTGCGCGATAAACCGATCCGCATGACCATCCTCGTGGCCGCTGTCTGTCGCCATCAGGGGAGTGCCGTTGGCATCGGCGATGATCAGTCGTGTCCGCATCGTGAATTACCAGAAGGCGACTTGAACGGATTCGGTCGCGCCGAGCGCGCCGAACGAGTGCGTGTGCGAGCCCGGACCAACAGCAGCTTGCGTTGTTCCGAAATTGCCGAAGTAGTACGCGCGCACCGTTACATTCGTCGCGTCGATCGCATTGATCGCGCCAATCACGGCAGCGCGGCCGCCGATGATCCCCGGAATCGGTGTCTTGACCATGCCGTGAGCCACCGTGGCGGCGTTCTGGAAAACGCCCACGCCCATGGGCACGTTCACGATCACGAACGACACCGCCGTGCGGTTCACCGTTTCCACGGTGGTGTCCATGATGTCGCCGCTACCGCTGCCCGAGATATTGCGGGTCAGCGTGAGCGAAGACGAGGTGCGCCAGTTCGCCGACAGGTTGCCCCATCGATCGCGAGCCTTCACGCGATAGGTGTAGTTTGTCGCGTAGTTAACATTACGGTCCACGTAGGACAGCGCTCGGCCGGTCCATATCTGCGTGAACGTGCCCGTGCCGGGGTTGCGCTCCAACACGTACTCGGCCAGGTTGTCGGCAGTCAGCGAAACCGGCGTCCAACTGACATTGATCAATCGCCCCGTGCCCTGGTCGAGCGTGATCGACGGCACATCGGGCGGAAGCACGGTCACGCCAGGCGCGGTGAACGTGGTCACGGCCCCGCCGCCACCCAGCACGGTGGCGTCGAACGTATCAAGGATTACGCCCTGCACGCCGAAACTGTTGATGGCGTAGCTCTTGAGCTGGTAGACCTCGCCGGCACGCAAGCCGCCGATATTCGCCGTGGCGAACACGCCGCCGAACACGCCTTGCTGGCGAATGATTTCTCCGGTCACGTTGTGGATCACCGCGAACCACAACTCCGACCAGTTGAGCGCGGGCGGCATGGCACGGACACCAATGCGTGCCGCCGATGTGCCGTCACGAGTCAGGCTCACGTCGGCACTGGTGATGCGCATCTGCGATGGCACTGCCGGCGGCGTTGCGCTGTAGTCGGGTAGATAGGTGTCTGTCGAGTCCTGGCCCATGGCCGGCGATGGAACGTAGGTATACACCGCCGCGTCATACTGGATCAGTTCCAGCGCGTTCGCGTTCGGCACGCGCGAGACGGACCGTATTTTCCAGTCCAGCGGGCCATTCCAGTTGATCGACGAGGCAATCGTGAGCACTTCGCCCAACGCGCGCTGCTGGCGATAGATCGTGGCATTGGCCACGCCGTTGGCGACCGCACGCGCTGCGCGATAGCTCAGCAATCGGTCGGCGGCAACGTGGTCGCGCAGATACGGAATTTCGCGCGGGTTCTCGTCGCCGAGCATGCCGCCCGTGATCGCGCGCGTGATGGTGTTCTGCAATTCGCGCGGGTCGATTGCGCCGGGCCGGTACTTGATGCCCACCGAGCGCGGCCGCCCTCCCCGCTCGTAGGATTCGACCTCGATGCTGTCGCCGAGCGATTCGTCATAGCTCGCGACAACCGAGCCCGCCACGTCCTGCCATAACGCGTAGGCGCCCGCCGAGGTACGCGCCAGGCCGCCGCGCGCAATGAACAACAGATCCCCGAGGATAGCGCTGATGCGCCGCTGCCCGCTGCGCCCATAGTCGCAATCGACCAGCATGACCTCGGTCGTCGCGATGCCTGCCGCCGTGGCGAACGTCGCAGCGTCCGGAGTCAGCCCGACTTGCGTCAACAGGCGCGATATTTCGTCGGCGACGTTGCGCGATTCAATGCTGAGCACATCGCATTCGACCACATACGGGCTACCCTGGAAATCCAGTTGCTCGCGCGCAAACTGCAGTAGCACGGCGGACAGCGGAACAAAGCGCACCGATTCGATCGTCACGCTGCCGGCGAAGTTGAATACGCCAATAGAGATCGCACCAGTGTTACCCGTTACGCCGCACTCGAGGATCAGTGTCGTGGTCTTGCCGGCCTTGCAGCGATACTTGGTGGTCGGAACCGCGTCCATGATCGCCACCGCATCCGTCGCGCCGGCCGCGATGCGAATCTGCACCGCCACACGGGCGCCCTTGAGCGTGGAGAACGTGCCGCCGCCCACGCCGAACTGTTGCAAGAACGCATAGTCGACGGAACTGATCGATGTCACCGTGCAACCACCCACGCCAAACGTGATCGTAGAACTCCCGTGCGGCACCGGAGTGAAGCCAAACGCCGTCGTGAAATAAGCCGGGCTCCACGCGGTTGCGCCGCTCGCGAAATTGCCGTTGCTGATCGTGCCTGGCACGTGCAGGTGCTGCACCGCGTATTCGGTGGAACTGACCACGCGGCCGTTGCGGTAGGCGGTCAGCACATGCGGCATGACGCGCAACGTGCCACCGCCTGCGGATACCGCAACCGTTTCGTTGACCTGCACATACGTGGCGGTGACATTGGCGACGGTGTAGCGGCCATCCGATGCCGCCGTCCCCGTGACGAGCAAGGTCTGCCCGATCTGGATGAAGGACTGCAGATTGAGCGCAGTGAAAAATCGTTTCAGTCCCGGCGACACCGAGCTGATCACAAAGGTTTTCGCGACGCCTTCGCAGACACCGAACTGCCATTCCAGGTTTTCCTCGTCGTGCACCAACTGCACGCTCGGCAACTTGAGCGCCGTTCCCACGGGAAAACACACGGCCTTGCCCGCGTCCCGATCCGACACGCCGGGCCAGTCCGCCGCCTGCCACAGCCCCGGCGGATAGAGTCCGCGCATTTTTTCTTCTTCGAGGTCGACCAGCTTGAGTTTCACCTGGCCGGGCGACAACCCCGCGCCGATGATGGTCAGGCTCTGCGCGGAGGTCGTCTCGATCGGTACGCCGGTCGCTGCATCGGTGCTGCGCATGACCACGGTCACGAGGACAACGACACCCTCCATGCCGCCGGCCAGCACGTCGGCGCGGTAGATGCCGCCCGCGCCGTCGCTGATGGTCAGGAGCACATCGTTCGCGGATTGCAGGCCCAGCGTGTCGCTGAACCGGTTCGCGAGTTCCGGAATCTCCTGCAGCTTTCCTTCGTACCACTGCCCGCCGCGCAACTCGTCCACGGTGCCAACGTAGCGCGCGGTGGGGCCAGCGCCCCAACTCGCGAACACAAGGTATTCAATCTCCGGACGCATCAGGCGACCCTCAGTTCACGCTTGAGGATTTCCGCCGAGCGCATCACCTGCGCGTGCACGGTGCGCGCCACTTCCTCGGGCGACTGGCCACGCGCGTCGATCGTGACATCGAGCATGACGTTGACGCCTGGCGCCGTCCCGGTAGTCCCCTCGCCGCTGCCAGATCCTCCGCGACCCGTGCGCCCGCCGAAGTCGCCACGATCTCCGCCAGCCGACCCCTGATCGGTCACGTACTGCATGAACTCGCGCAAATCGCCTTCGATCTCGTCGAGCAGGTCAACCGCCTCTTGCTGGCGCAGCGCGATGAATTCCTGAACGTCAAGCCCGCCGGTCAGAATCTCCAATTGCGCGCGCAACTCCTCGGTGCGTGCATCCTCGTTCTGTTCTGCCTGGCCCTGCGCCCATTCGTATTGTTCCAGCGCTTGCGCGTTCAACGCATCGAGCTGCCGCTGCGCTTCGGCGCGCAAGGCGTCCTCCTGAGCCTGCAGATTTTCCAGCGCAGCATTGGATGCCGCAAAACCCGCGCTGTTGGTGTCCACCAGTTGCGCCTGCAGGTCGGCAATCTGCTGCTGCAACGACGCCGCGTTGGCCGCGCCCTCGCCCGCGATGCCTCGCACGATGTCGATCATCGCGAGCGTCTGGTTGTACTGCGCCATGTAGTCATCACTGGACCGATCAAACAAGCCCTCGCTGGTGATGAGGTCCAGGCGTTGTTGCAGCAGGGTCAGCAACTGACCGGCCTGCTCGGCGGTCACGGCCGACAGATCACCGCCAGCGATTGCCGCGATGGCCTGGTTGATCGCATCGAGCCGACCAAACCCGCTCAGTGGATTGGCTTGACTGAACTGCATGGCCTGCTGCTGCGCCTCGGCGCGTTGCAAGATGGCCAGCCATTCATTGGCCAGGCGCAATTGCTCCTGCAGCGCGGCAATCTCGCGCTGGCGCGCGGCATTCGCCGCAGCCTGCGCCGCCTGCTGCGCGCGCATCTCGGCTTGCATGGCCTGGCGCTGCACATTGATCGCAGCAATGCCGGCGTTCATTTCGGCGTTGATCTGTGTCTGCCGTGCGCTGACCCATGAGTCGATCGCATTGACGAACTCGGTCAACAGGCTGATCGCGGCTTGCGCGGACTGCGCCGCAAGCACGGCATCGCGCAATCGCTCCGCGTTGTCGGAGGTGACCTGCACCGATCCGGAGTAGTCGCCCGTGATGCGGCCGACACGATCGGCCAGAGCCAGGTTCAATTGGTACGCCTGGTCCTCGGCCTGTTTTATCGCGTCCTGCAACTGCCCGACCAGTTGCATTTCGGTGTTGTAGCGCGCGACGAGCGCCTGCAGGGCCGCGGTCGATGTCTTGTCGATGTCAACCGCAACGCCCGATTCCCACGCGATGCGGAACGCGTCCATCGACTTGGTCACATCCTCGCCGAGCGCGGTAACCTGGTCGCGGAAGGACTCGACGGTGTCGCCGGTCAGCTCGTGTGCGATCGTATCGATGTTGCGCAACGCAACTTCGATATCGCGCAACGCGCCGAACGCGGCGGCCTTGTCCTCCACTTCCTTGTAGCGGTTGAGGAACCCCATCCAACCGGGCTCGACGGCGCGAATGATGGCGTTCAGTCGCGCAGACAGCACCTCGCCAGGACTCTCCGCGTTGTCGACGCTGAAGTTTTCCAGCGCCGTGCGCACGGCTCGATTTTCCTCGGCAGTCAGCAGGCGCGAAATCGCGGAATCGAGATCCACGATGGCCTTGGCCAGTTCGGTGGAATCAAACTCGCTCCATTTCGTCGTCACGCCGATTCGGCCATAGGGGCCGATCGCGTAGTTCTCCTGCTGGAACGCATTCGGTGCGTTTGCGCCGCGCGCGTCGATCTGGGGCGTGTGATCGTTGCGCGAGCCGATCAGGCCGCCCACGATGCCGCCGATCACGGCACCGATCAGCGTGCCCCAGCCGGGCATCACAGCAGTGCCAATCTGCGCGCCGGCCTCGGCGCCCGCAGCCGCGCCCATTTGCGCGTGGCTGCCACCGCCACCCACTTGACCGCCGATATACGCACCGCCCGCGGTGCCAATGCCCTCAGTCAGCGCCTGGCCGTCCAGGCCATTGCCGCGCGCTGCATTCATCAGGTTGTCGATGATCTTGCTTTTGATCGTCTGCGCGAACGCGTCCGTGAGCGTGCGTTCGAGCATGCCGCCCAACTCTTTGTCGATACCCTTGAAACCATGCACGAGCGCCTTGCCGAACATCTGCGCAAAGCCATCCTCGAGCTGGTCGATGGATTGCTGGCTTTCGTTCTCGTCGGCACCGGTCGTGCGCGACCAGACCGCCGCCCAAGACGTGGCGTTGCCGCCCTTGACCGAGTTCCCGCTTTCGATCACCTTTTGCATGATCGCGTTGTACTGCTCAAGGTTGATCACCCCGGCCTTGAGCGCGGTATTCAGCAGTTCCTCGGCCGCGCGCATCTTGTGAAATGCGGCAGCGGCGGGATCCACGGAATCCTCCAGTTTCTGCACCGACTCGCGCAGCTTGTCCGTGTTCTTCCAGCCGTCGATCATGGCGTCCTCGCCCTTGATCAATTCATCCATGTATTGCTTGTAGGATTTTTCGCCGTCTTTCAGTTCGGCGCGCAGCGCAGCGTGCGCATCGCGCGCATCGGTGGCCGCGGCTCGGGAATCCTCCAATGCGCGGACCTTGCTCGCCATCGCGCGACCTGTGGCCAGGATCTGCGCCGCCAGTTCCTTGTCCTCGACCTTCGCCGCGGCCTGCGCCGCGGCGTACTCGATCGCTGCCGCGCGCGATTGACCGACGACGCCGAGTTGTTCGGTCATGCGCGCGAGTGTTTCCTTGCCCTGCGCGTTTGCCTTGGCATCTTCCTCGGTGAGCGTGGCGAGATTCGCCTGGCCGAGCGCGAGTTCTTCGTTCCACGCGCGCTGCGCTTCGGCGCGTGCGTTGGTTTCCTCGATGGACTCCGTTGCGGTCGGTCCGGCGGCGCCGAGTGGCGCAGCGCCAACCGTTGTGCGCGCTTGCTCGTACATCGCGCCGAGCGGACCGCTGACAAGGAACCCTGCCAGTTGCCGCTGGAATGCGTTGCCGCGTTCGCGCGCTTCGGATAGCCCGCGATAGAAATTGGTCACTTCCGCGGTGCCGTCCGCGAACTTCTGGATGAGTTCGGCCATCGTCGCGCCGACTCCGCTGTCACCCAGCGCATCCACGAGTTCGCCCGCTTCGTTTTTCAGGGAGGCCCACGCACCACCCAGCGTATCGGCCTCCGCGGCGGCGGCGCCGGTACTAGCGCCGATCGATTCCAGGTAGCGGATGATCTCCCCGCTGGATTGGCCGATCGTTTGCGTGACGCCTTCATAGGTGACGATGATTCGATCACCCGCCACGTTCGCGTCCACGCCCAGCTTTTCAAAGCCCGCGGCGTTGCCCTTGGCCGCGTCGCCCATGGCTTCGGCCGCATCGACCACGCTGATGCGTGCCGTGGTCGCCAGATTGGACACGGTCGTGAGCGTGTCCAGCGTCGGCACCAGCCCTTCCTCGCGCAGACTCGCATAGGCCGCGCCCATATCGAGCACGCTGATCGCCGTCCCTGCGGTGGCAGCACGCGCCAGCACCATTGCGTCGGCAACGCCCTGCTGGCTCTTGGTCGCCCGCAGCAACCGCGCATCGAGTTCATCGTAGGCCGCGATCGTCTCGAGGGTTTTCTTGAGCGCCGCCGTAACCGCGGCTCCCACGCCCAACTCGCGAATCGCCCGATCCAGCGATTTCGCGCTGGCTTCGGTGTTCTTCATCGCGTCGGCTTCGCGGTGTTTCGCTTCGGCCAGCGCATCGGATTCACGCTTGGCCTGCGCCTCGGCATCGAGCATCGCGAGCAATGGGCCGCGCGCACCGCTCGCCGCCTGGCCGAGATTGGTAACCGCTGCGGCAGCCTTGTCGGTGCCCGCGCTGGACTCCGCCGCGGCCTTGCCCACGTCGCGCTCGGCCTGCGCCGCTCCGGCCAGCTCGGCCTTGAACTGGCCACCGCCGATCGCTTCGAGCGATACCTGTAGCCGATCGACGCGCGTAGCCATTATCCGCCTCCGATCACTTGTTGCTTTTTGCTCGCTACGGTATCCGCCTCGGCCGCTTCACGGTCGCGCCGGTCCGCATCAGCCTGCAGCGTGGCGCGTTCCATGATCTGCAAGTCGTCCATCAGGCTGTCCACGGTGTGCGGGGCGAACACTTCGCCGCCCGATTCGAGCCAACGCGGCAATGCGCGCTCGATGCGCGCGATACATGCGGTGTAGTCGAGACCCGTTCGGACGCCGGCCATGCCCGCATGCCGCCATTGCGTCGCGCAATACTGAAACGCGACATAGCCCGGCTGCGCCTCGGGCAGCAGCCGCGGCGCCGGACATTCCTTGCAGCGCGTCTTGCATACATCACGACAGTAGGCGGCCGTGATGCTGGGGTATCGATTTTCGACATCCCAGCATCGCGTGCCATCGCTCAGTTCTGCGCGGCCGCCACCGAGCCACCGGGCGATGGCGGCAAGGTTTTTGGGCGGGCGTTCTCGCTGCACTCGATCAGGGCGCCGTAGAAGGCGTCGAAGACAGGTTTGAGCGCAAACAGCGCGCGCGCGACCTCGATGGAATACGGCACCGGCTGCCCGGCACTTTCGAGACCCTCGCCCCAGCCCTTCACGCGCGACAACAAGCGCGCCTCGCGCCGCTTCTCCGCACTGTCCACCTCCTGTGTCGCCTGATCGGCTTCGGCGACCTTGGTAGGGTCGGTGGCAACGCGCTGCAGCTTCTGCAATGACGCCAGATATTCCGCGCGGTCGGTCGCCTGGATCTCGGCCAGCTCGGGCTTGGTCAGGCGCTCGAAGGTCACGTGCAACGTGGTTTCCTCGAACGCGTCACCGCTGACCAGCCGGACCGGCCACTTGACCAGATTCATATTGGCAAGATCGAACATGACTACTCCGTGATGCCGCCCGGCACATGCCGGGCGGCGTTGTGGATCAGACCGTCGCGCGGGCCGACTTGATCGTGATGGCGGCCGCAAGCTCGGCCGAGCCCACACGCTCAGCACTCCACTTGAGCGCAACCTTGAGCCCCTTGGGACCGTCGATTGGCGGCGTGGACATTTCCCACTTGAGCGCCGGCACGTCGAATTCCGCGGACTCGTTGCCGGCCGTACCCACGCCGGTACCGTGGTGCAATTTGAGATTGAGCGAGCTGGTCGTGGATGCCAGCGCCTTGTCCATCAGCGTGGCATTCTTGAACAGCGCGGTGGCCGTGCCGGTCAGCTTGGCGAAGCCCTCGGGGAGATCGCCTCGCACGCCGCCCTGGCCAATGGTGCGCAAGGTATCGTCGAGGTCGTTATCCCACTCGAACATCACCTCGGCGAGGTCGCCAATGGGCGAGCCGCCCTCTGTGACCACCGCAGAGAACATGCTGAATCCGGTATGCCCGTATTCCGCCGCCGCCGCATCCGCCACAACCGTGTCGGTGAGATTGAAATCAGCGCCGCGCACGTCATACGTGGCGTCGATGAAACCGCTCGGCTGGAACTTGAAGCTGCCTTTGGCGATGCGGCAACCGAGCAGGTGCAGGAATCGACCTGGCGCCGCCAGCGTGGCGCCATAATCCACCTGCATGCCGAACGAGGTCGGCAGCGCGCCGGCCAGGTTGAATGCGTGCGTATAGGGCGACGCGCCGCCGGTTGTGGTCGGCCCGCCAACCAGGTGCTGCAGGTAACGCAACGCGGACTGCGGCGCGAACGTGGTCAGGATCTGCCCGGTCACATCCTTGTCGCCCGCAATGCTGGATGGCATGCCGCGGCGCCCGGTAATGGTCTCATCCATCAAGCGCTTGAGCGAGCCCGATGGATTGAACGTGCGATAGAACATTTTCTCGGCAGCGATCGACACCGGATCGACGCCATAGGCCGTTTCGTTCCACATTTGCACCGCCGTGGCGATGCCGCGTGCAATACCCATGGCTTAACCCTCTTTCTTGGATGGAATGAAATCCGCAGCGACGCGCTCGAATCCGTAGCGCTGGACGAGTTGATCGGCGATGTCGGCGCTGACCTTGTCGTGACGCACGCCTATGGCATAGCGCCCGGCCGCGTGCAGCCCGTTCGCCTTGTCAGGCGCGAGATACACCGACACGGGCGCGCGTGGCGTGGCGGCGCTCGCCGGTTTCGTGCTCTGTTCTTTTGCGTTCATTGTCAAGCCCTCGGAACGGAATATTCGCCGCGCAGCGTGAAGCGCCAGATATGCAGCGGATGGTTCGCCGCGCGGTCGGGTTGCCACGCTTCCAGCCAGGCCCCGGCGATGCCGCCGGGCTGCGGATTGCGCAGCAGGAGTTGTGTTACCAGTGTCGGCAAGGTCGCACGCGCGGTTTTCGCGCGCGCCTTGTCCAGGTCTTTCCATATCAGCGCGCCATCGATCGTGCTCGCGAACTGCTGCTCGCCGGCACCGATGACCATGCCGCCATCACTGCCGTCATTGCTGATCGATCGCCCCTGACCGTCGCCTTGCTCGATGACGAAACACGGAAACTCGCCCGCCGGAATCAGCGCGATCGGCGTGTTCGCCTCCAACACGAAATAGCTCGCGGAGCCGATCAGGGCAAGCACGCCATTGACGAACGTCGCATCGCTCTGGATCAGCGCCACAACGCCCGCATCGAATGCCGCCGCGCTCACAGTTCACCCGCCCGGCGCAGCCCGTCGATTACCTTGTCGAAAACGATGTCCGCATACGGGACCGCTGCGACCGCATCATCGAGAAACGGCCGGGGGCGACGCGAGACAGCCATCGTGTGGTCATCGGAAGCGCCGGCATAGTGCGAACGCCATTCGTTCACGTCGCCGCTATGCACCGCCCAGGCGTAGTCAGCCACGTTGAACAGGATGGCCAGCGCGGGTTGCGGCTGTTCAAGCCGCTGCGACGCGCGCAGGTTGCCGGTGCGCACCGGCACAGGGTACGCGTAGGGCGCGCCCGAGCCGGTCAGGTTGCCGATGGCCGCGCGATCGATCTTGAGCGCCGCAGTCAATACGCCGACACGCACAGCCTCGTCGAATGTCGTCTTGCGGCGATCCATTCGTGCGGCGACGGTTTCGGCGTTGCTCTGCATCACTGACCTGCGCAGGCCGGAAACCGGCCAGTTTCAACGACGCCAAGGCTCGCGCCCGTGCCGGCCATCGTGCTCGATGGATCAATGCCGAGCGCGCGCTGCGCCTCGGCGATGAAGTACCAGGCGCATTCCATCGCGCGCTCCGCGTCGGCGGCATAGCCGCGACGTTCCGCATACAGCGGCGACTGCAGCCCAATATGGGCAGCGCTGTCGAAGAACGCGACGCGACGCTTGAACAGCGTCGCGCGGCCGAACTCGATCTCCGCGCGGCGAAGGCAATTCAGTGCATAACTCGGATCCGCCACGGCGGCATAGACGGACGTGCCTACCTTGTCAGCCGCCCAAAGCCCGGCCTCGGAAACGACGAGATCGAGGTACCCGCCCGCGTTGTTCCAGCCCGATGTGGCGCTGCCCTGGAATCCGAACTGCTCCGGACGGAATCCCTCGTCGAGCATGTTCTGGATCGTCGCCTTGGCCACTGCTGCTCCGATGAAAAAATGCCGGGCAGCGAACTGCCCGGCCCGACCGCCCCGCCGATTACGCGTACTTGACGCGCGCCACCTGCCCCGAGTCACCGACAATCGCGTTGTACTGCGCCTTGCCAAACCAGTCTTCCGCACCCACGGACGGCTCGCGCGCCGACTCGACCGTCATGTCCTGCCACGTGCCGCGCTTGAGCTTGCGGCCGGGCAACACGAGGTAGTAGCCGGTGTCGTTGGCCGCGACGTTGTTGGTCACGATCACGTTGCGCACGCTGAAACTGATCGGCTGCTTTTGCGTGCCGAACGCGATCATCGGGCTACCGCGCTTGGCGTCGAGGAAAGCCAGCACGCGGCCGACCTTCTCCGGGCTCACGACGATGTCCAGTTGCGCGTTCGAGCCGAGCGCGTAACCCTTGCCGTCCGCCGCGCGAAGGATCTTCGCCGCCGCCGCGTTGAACGTGGTCGAATCGTCCGTGGCGAACGCCACATCGATGCCCGCACCGAGCGCGGTCAGCAGCCCGTAATGCGCGGTGGCCAGGTTCTCCCAATACTTGCCCTCGAGTTCGGCAAGCGCATCGGTGATCAGGTAATACTTCTGATAACGCAGCCAGTCGTCGAGCAGCGAGAATGCCGAGCGGATCGTCAAATACCCGACATTCGTCTTTGACTCGGTGACCTCGCGCCGCGGCTTGACCGCGCCGCCCGGCTTCTTCTGTTCCCACACGATGCCCAGGTTCGAGCCGATCAGCTCGAAATGATCCTGATTGCTGCCGCGCAGGTCGATGAAGTCGAACAGCACTTGCCATCCGAGATCCACGTCTTTCATCGAGTCATGGAAGAAACTGACCATGGTTCCGGTCTGCTGGACCAGGTACGGATTGTCTGCCGGTACCGCCCACTTCTGCCCGTTCGGCATGAACCGCGCAGCCTTGTTGCCGGTCAGGTATGCGCTGATCTCGGCCGTCGTCGGCACGACCAGGTCGCCGCCGGCAAACCGCGCATCATTCGCTGCCGTGGCCTTGGCCGCGCGGGCCGGGCCGAGCATGTCGACCAGCATGGGCGCGATCATCAGGGCGGCCTTGATGCCGCCAAACAACGCGCTGCGCTGCTCGGGGAGTGGCATGCCGCTCAACGCGGCATAGTTCAGATTGTGGCGCATGTCGACGCTCCTGTGGATGCGAAAGGTTTACCGGCGGGCCGCCGGATTACGTTGCGAACGCGTTGAACGCGAACAACGGCGTCACGGTGTCGCCCGCGAGCGCGGTATCGATCGCGTAGCCGCACAAGGTGTTGCCGCTGGACGTCGTCGTGAAATTCGAGTTCGCGGTGGACCAATAGATCTTGGCGCCGATCGCCCAGGCTTCGCCGGTCGCTTTCGCACCGCCCGAAACCTCGGACTCATAGCAGAACTCGTTCAGCGCGCCGGCATCCGCGGTATTCATCGGGATGAGCACGTGCGAATTGCTGACCGTGGGCACCTTGGCCGTGGTGGCGCCTGCCAGTGCCGCCGTGAGCATGTGGATCTGAGCGCTGATACTGCGAAGCTGCAACATGATGACAAACTCCCGAAATGAATAAGTGAGGTCGAGCGATCAGCCGGCGAGCAGCGGCGAGCTGAACGGGCCAGCGGCCTTGTTCGTCTGATCGGTGTCGGTGGCGCTGCCCGGCGCCCGCGCATTCGGGTCCCCGCCCTGGACCACGGAGCCATTCCCGGCCGGAGCCTTTCCGGGGCCGAAGTGATCGCGCGCGTGCTTGTGAATCGCGGCGATGCGCGTGGCCGGCATCGCCTCGTAGGCTTTGCGTGCCTTCTCGACATCCTCGGCGCTGTCGCCGACCAGCTTCATGTGCCGGTCCGAGGTGATCAGGTCATCGATCATGGACTTGGTATGTGCACGGCCCGCCTGCACGGCCTCGACCAACGCGGCCGGCGAGTCGACGAGCACCGCGTCATCCTTGCCCAGCGCATCCTTGAGCGCTGCCAGCAGCTTGGCGTCCTTCTCGGCTACCTCGGCGCGCTTGGTCAGCGCATCAATCGTTGCCTGCTTCTCGGTCATGGCCTTTTCATGGGTGTTCTGATCCACGTCGTTCTCCGATCGTTGTGCGTGTTTGATTGCGCGGGCGCCGGGTTGCGCGCCCAGCCATACCAGCGATTGCTCGAGCGCCTCGCCGGGCGACTGCCAGCGGTAGGCATTCAATTCGCGGCCTTCCGAATCACGGATGCGCACCGGGCCGGCCGCGATGAAGCCGATGGAAATGTCACCGACGATGCCGGCGTCCATCTTTAGCAGGAATGCTTCGTTCTCTGCCGTTTTGACGAAAAAGCAACTCGTGTACAACAGCGCAGCATCGAAACGATCCGGCGGAAACTGCAACGTCGGCTCGCGCAGGATCGTGCGCGCCTGGTCGAAACTCATCCGCTCCACGCGCGCTGCGAACACGCGACCCTCGGCCGGGCCGCCTTCGCTGCGCCATGACGTGGGATGATTGATGTAGGTTCCCTTGCCCGCGATCGTCCGTGCGAAGTCGGACAGCAACGGCTCGTCCATCACTTCGTTGTCGCGATCGATTCCGTTGTGCGCCAGCACGAATTCGCGCACCACCAATTCCTCGGCAGCGAACTCGCGCAACGTGTGTTCGCGGATCGCAGCAAGTTGCGCAGCATCGGGAACGCCCGATGCTTTTGTCGTCAACCGCAACTGCTTGATGGTGGGCGCGGCGCTCACTTGGTCTCGGCCACTTCCGCCGGCTTGAGGTTCGCGTGGCGCCACTGCGCCTGATCGATCGTCAGCGGCCCGTTGTAGTCGAGCGCCTGATAGGCGGGCGCTACCGGCGCGTTCGCCTCGGCTGCCTCGGCGTCCACGGCATCATCGTCGGCGTCGATCGCGGCGATGCGATCGGTCACGGCAGCAACCAGTGTCTCGCGCGGGTTTGCCTCCTGGCTTTCCTGCGCAAGCAACTCGACGAGATTGGCGCGCGAGAAATCCTTGATCTCCGGCAGGATCGATTTGATCGCTCCCTTGCGCAGCTCCGCGATCTGTTCTTGGGTCAACTCGTTCATTGCAGCCTCGCAAGTGTCAGCGCATTTCCGGCGCGGGCGGATTACGGGGCGCTGTGTATCACTCGCGTTTGTCAAATGGCGTCCGTGCCGCTGACACCTCAATCCGGCACGTGCGCCGCATACGTGCAGCGGCAGAGCGGATGTGTGTCATCGACGATGATTGGCGCGGTAGCGATCGGGTACGGATTGCCCGCAGCAAGACCAAGGCACGTCGGACAGACATCCGCCGCGGCAACAATCAGATCGACCTCGGTCACACCAAGCCGCTCGTACTGGTCGAGCTTGCCGACGCCATGGCCGCGCGCAATCTCGCTGCGCGCCAGGCGCTCCCAATCGTAGTCGTGCGCACCGAAGCGCTGGCGCAGAAGTCGCGCAACCTCGCGCGGATTTTTCCCGTCATACAGCCCTTGCCGCAGGCCGGCGAGAATGTCATCGGTGAATGTGCGCAGCGCAACGATCGGCACCCACTGGCTCGCGCGCGCACCCATCGCCGCAACCATCGCTGCTCGCGCCTGCGCAATGGCCGCTGGCACGTCTGTTCCGGCCACCGCGTTTTCCATGCCACGCACCCACGCGGCGAACATCTCGCGCAGCAACGGACCGTCCGCGTCCTGCGCCGACGCGATGAACGCATCGACGCGCCGCAGCAGTTCGCCGAGCATCGTAAGCGCATCGAACGTGAATGCCGGCGCCGTGGCTTTCGCAGGCAAAGGCAACCGCAGAATGCGCATGGTGTCGTCACGCAACCCTCGCCACAGTCCGAGCAAACCATCGACTGCGCGCCGCTCGATCTTCGGCAGCTCCGCGTCATCCTCGGCCCACGGCTCCGCGTCGTCCTCCGCGTCGTCGGCATCGTCCGGCGTCTTGTGTGAGCGATGCCGATGCGGCCCACGGGTTGCGCGCAGCCGAGGTGCGAAAAACGCCACGGTCCCGTCATGTTCCACGTGAACCACCTTTGCATCGTCCGTCAACTGCGGGTCTGTACTCAGTGCCGGATCCACCGCATCGCCGTTCATCAGCGCGGTTTGCGCGAGCAGGAATCCGGCTTGCGCGCGCTTGAGCACATCGCGAAGGCTCGGCAGTTCCTGATACAACTCCCAATCTTCCGGGTTCCAGGTTTCGCCGCGGCCGCGCAGCCACGTCTCGACGACCGTGTTGAGGCCAGGCAGGCGCCGCTCGAAGCGCGTGCGCGATGCCTGCAGAACCATCTCGCTCTGCTGGTCGGCCATGCGCTCGGCGGTGGACCATTGCAAGCCCATCATCCACGACGGCAGCCCGAACTTTGACAGGATTTGCTCGGCCATCTGCCGCGCAGGCATCTCGATTTCGAGCGGCTTTCCATCACCGCCGATCGTGTTGATCTCGATAGTGTCATCCGCGCCGATGGCCTGGACAAAATCCGCACTGTTGCCGTTGCGCTTGGCAGTAAGAACCTTTTTCAATTCGCCGGCGAGTTTGTCGCGTCGCGCGTCCAGGTCCTTCGCCTGCAACTTCGCATTCTTGGTCTTGTAGACGAGTTGCAGCGGCGGATCGCCGAACCGATCCCATACCTGCCCGGTCGCGTTGTGGATGCGCAGCAGGATCTGCGCAACGAACTCGATACTTCGGATGATGCTCGTACCGTAGGGATTGTCCGCTTCGGATTGGTAGTTCGCATAGACGACGCGATCGGCCGGCAGCTCGACAAACTGGCTGCGCGTCGCCGCGTCTACGGCCTGCATGCCCTGGCTGCGCAGCACGGTCTCGACCTCGTCGGTGCCATCGCGGCGACCGGTGCGCTTTGGCATCGGCGGCCGGTAGTAGGTTCGCAGCGTCCCATTCTCACGCGCAAAGCCGATGCCCTTGCTGTCGGCAACGCGCAGGCCGATCAGTTCGCGACCTTTCGCGTCCATGACAACCTCGCCAACACTGAACCCCTGCTCGTAGATCTCGTTACCCTGCGAGGCGTAGAACGCCTGCAGTCCGGTTTCGTTGTCGTTGACCGGAATTTTTTGCATCAGTCCGGTCCGGATCAGCTTGACGAGCCGCTCGTTTTTTCCGCGCACGCGCACGATGCCGTCGAGGGTGACCAGCGTATTGATGCCGCCGTCGATCATGCCGATCGATTCGCGCAGTGCCTCGTAGAAATACGGGTTCACCTGGCGCGGCACAAACCCGCCTGCGAGTGCCGATGTCCAGATTCCGAGCGTCGCAGCCGCACGATCAATCACGCTGGTCGACATCGGATTGGCCTTGCCAGCGATGGCCGCGGCCATGCGAACCCGAATAGTGTTGAAAATGCCCATGGCTGGATGCTCCGGTGGTGAAGGGTTATTAGGCCGTTCGGCGCTCGTGCGCGCCCACGCTGAACACGTCGGGGTAGGCTGCCTGCTCGTCATAGAGCTTGCGCAGCATCTGCATCCGGCGTGCGTCGATTTCGTGATCGTCTTTCTTGGCGTAGATCGGCCACTTAGTGCCCTGTCGCGCCGTGTGATTCGTGATGCGGTTCAGCACCTCGGTGTCATAAGCCATCGAGTAACCGACGCTCTGCAGGCGCGCCGTGATGCATTGCGAAGCCCAATGCTTGGCCGGCGCACGAATGATCTTTTCTGTGCCGTCATCGCTAGCGTCGATCAATGTCTCGCCAGCCTCGTCCACGCAGTCCACCGCATTGCTGAACTGGTACCCGGTGAGCGTTTCATCGAAGCGCGCCGCCGCGTACTCGTCGAGCGTTTGCAAATCCTTCACGACGACGGTGCCAGCCGAACCAAGGTCGACGCCCCAATGCGGCAGGAACCCGAACAACTCCGCGAGACAGAAAATCAATTCGCGCTGCATGTGGTATGGCAAACCACGCGCACAAATGCGCACGCGATCGCGCAAATGCGGACCGAGTTCCTCGCTGATGATGATCTCGGTCGGATCGTTGCTCTCGCCGAGGTCGGCGCCTGCCCAGAACACACCACGCGATTCACCGCGCAGGTTCGCGCGCAACAACTCACGCATCGATCCGCGGCGAATCGCGTTGGCGGATTTCGTGAAAGGAGTCAGGTCCACGGTCGTGTCGTGCAACCAGTGGTCAATGCCGACCTTGCGGTTTGACTCGGCTTGCAACTCCACGCGCCGAACCTCGATTGCGAGCGTGTTGCGAGCGTGGTCCGCGACTAGCTTGATCGCGCGATACTCCGGCACGTCGACGACATTGGGCAGCAACACATCCCAACTCCAGACCGGGTTTTCGGCGTCGCCCCACTCGCCGAGCACGTTGCGTTGATAGCCTGGCGTCTGCCGCCCACCAAAGTCGCGCGTGAACTCGAGATCGCGTGCCGCGCTCCAATAGGGCTCGGGCATGATCGTCTTGGGCCAGTGGAACAGGCGCCAGCCGGTCAAGGATTCGTCCAGGTTCGGCACGGCCTGCTGGGTCAGTCGAAAAAATCCCGTCGCCCGATCGCCGTCCGGCACCGAGTACACCCGCTTGCCGCATCCGGGCATCGCGGCGCGCCAGAATTCCGACCACTGCAACTCACGCTTGAGCTTCGCAGCCTCATCCATGATGCACGCCGCATTCACGTGCACGCCGCGGAACGCCTCGCCATCATGCCCCGCGGGTCGGTAGTACACGCGCCCCACGCCGGGCTTTTCGCCCGCGCCGAGCGGTATCGTCTTGAACCGCTGCATCATGTGCGGCGTGCGCTTGGGCTTGAGCCAGAAGTGAGACAGCAGCGATCCCTTGGCTTCGCCACTCTCCTGCACGCCCACTTGTTCCTCGATCGCCAGGATGATCTCGTCCAGGTGCGTCTGCTGCGGCGCGCCGATCAGCATCCACGGCCGGCGCATGGTCAACCCCATGCTCGTGCATTGGCCCCACAGCACGAAACACAGAATCTCGCGCGTCTTGCCTACTTCGGCGCCGTCTTGATGAATCACGTTCTGGCGCCAGGCGCGCAAGGAATTTTTCTGGTACTCGAAGAACTTCCACGGCGCCCCCGTGCGCGGCTCGATCAGGAACGTCTCGCACCACCGAACCGGATCCTCGAACACGTGCAGCACTAACGCATCATCCATGGTCAGCCCGTAGTCGCCGCGGTCGAGCGCCTGCCATGCCCAACCGCGCTCGCACAACCACGCGTCGAACTCGTCCGGATCGAACACGCCGCGATCGGCCATCTGCCGCGCAAGCGCGCCCTCTTTTTTCCCTTGTCCACGATTCATCTTTAACCCCTGTTGGTTAGTGGACCGTTTGGGGTATCACGAAACAATCGAGACTCAAGGGTTGCGACGGGTTTCATTCGGGCGACTCGTCGGCCTGGCGGGCCGACCCCTCGATCAAGGCGCGCGCTGGCCGCGGCGCGCGCTGCGCGATCGCGCCAATCAGTTGCTGCATCAAGCCGGCTTGGTCGTCGTCATCGCGCATCTTTTCGCGGGCGCGTGGCGTCGTCATCAGTTCGGCGAAATTGATGCCGAGCGATTCAGTAAACCGGATCAGGTGCGGAATGATCGGATTGAGTTTGTAGTCTCCAACGAACGGCCGACCCGTGGCGTCGTCGATCACCACGACACCATCCTTGCTCACGACCGGGATTTCGACCATGACGCCACGCTCGGATATTTCAGTGCGGAATTGGTTGAGCATTTGCAGGCTGCTCGCCATCTCTGCAGCCAGCACGCCGTTCATGCCGTCCATGTCGTTTTCGGTCATCGCCTGCATCAGCGATTGCAGCGCCGTGACGTAAACGGTTTTGTCGAGACAACTGCCGCCGGCATGCGTGAGCCCGTCGAGCACCAGCGAACACGGCGCCTCGTCGCGATCCGGATTGTCGGGATGGTACGGGCACGTCGTCACGCAGGGCTTTCCGAACAGCTTGGCCATCGACTGCGCGCCGAGGCCGAACGATTGACGGTTGATCGCGGAATAGCGTCCATGCTTCCAGGCGTTGCGCGAGGATGCGGCCTTGCCGTCCTCGGTGCGCGGCCCGGTAGCCTTGTCGCGGGCCGACAGCGACGCATTGCGGCGCTGCTCGATTTCAGCGGGCGACAGTTCGCGCCCTCGTTCGTTGACGGATTTCATGGGCCGCCCTTTACCACGCGCCGCTGTAAAACGGCGTCCGCGGCGTTGTCTTTGTTCTTGATCACGTACACCAGTGCCCGCGACAACCCGAAGTCATGCGCGATCACGCTGGCGCTATCCCCTGCGGCCAGGCGCCGCCGGACCTCAGCGTCCCGCATTGCCCGCCACAGCGCGCCGAAAAACGATTCACGCGTAGGAACGTGGATTTTCTCGGAGCCGAACTCATCCATGATCGCCACGATCGGCTCGACACCGATCCGCTGCATCAGCTCGACCCAAACCGCCACCCAATCCGACTCGCCGCAACCGCGCACGAGCAGCGATCGCTCGAACGCCGTGATCGGACAGCCCTTGCTCGAAAAATCACTCACGTCCGCGCCTCCACATGGGCCAGCACTTCATGCATCACCGCCAGGCGCTTTTCCTTCCATCCTCGCCGCCCACTTCGGGAACCCCACGGGCTTGGTGCCCAAGGCATCGTGTTGCCTGTGCGGCTTGAGCCGCACGTCACGCATGCGCTGACTCACGGCCAGATAGCGCCGTGTGGTCTCGATCGTCTCGTGCCCCATGACCAGGCGGATGCGCTCAATATCGGCGCCGTCGTCGTAAAGTTGCGTCGCGAACGTCACGCGGAATCGATGGACTCCCCAACTCGACAACCCTGCCCGGCGCGCAACGGATCCGATGACACGCTCGATGGCACGTGGACGCATCGCGTGACCAAACCAATTTTGTCGCGTTGTGAAAAAAAGGCAATCCGTTTGCAGACCGTCAATCTCACCGCGCAATGCGATCCATTCGATCAGCTCGCGCACCACCGGCCCCTCGATTGGGATCTCGCGCTCCTTCGCCCCCTTGCCGAGCACGCGGACCACGCCAGTATTCTTGTCGAGGTCCAGTTGTTCGCACCGCAGTCCGCTGGTTTCTTCGCGGCGTAACCCGGTCGACAGCAGCAGCAGGATCAACATCCGATTGCGCTGCGCGGTCAGCGGAAATTTGTCCAGCTTCGCCGCATGGAACAGCGCGCGGAGCTGCTCGCGCGAATACTTGCGCGGCGTCTTGGTCGTCATGCGTGGACCGATCAGTCCATCGGTGCAGTTCGGCCCGAGTCCGCGCGTTTTGCGCCAATCGTAGAAACTGCGAAGCGCCTGGATTTGCTGGCGGCGCGATGCCGCCGAGTTTCTGCGCACGACGAAAAGCGATTTAAGCCACGCGTCCAGTTGCTCAAGCCGGATGGCCGCATAGTCGATCCCGTCGACCGAGCGCGACCAGTCGCAGTAGCGGCCAAGAATGGCCGCGTATGACGCAACCGTCGTGGTACCTCGAAGCCCGCGCACGACACGCAGCCACAGCACCCACAGCCAGACCTCGCGCAACCAACCCGGCACCCACTCGCGCGCCTCGTTCGCGCGCATCACGGCGGCCAGCGGTCCGCCCTCGGCAAAGATCGCCGCACGCTGCGGCATCAGGTCAGCCTGGAGCAACGCCGCCATGCGTGCCTCGTGCGCGTGACTATCCATCGCGTCCGCCGCAACCATCAGCCCATCCCCCGCAGCCGCGGCCAGTCGATACCCCATAGGATCACGGGCCGACCGGTTCTATCGTCGCTGGAAATTTCGCGGATCAGTGGCACGCCGCTGCTCGTCTCGATGGTCAGCAGCGCCCGATAGCCGGTCGCGCGCCCAACCTCTGCGGACGCCGCGATCACCTGCGC